CACCAGCAGTTGAACCACCGATTGCTACTGCATTTAATGTACCACCAGTAATCGTTACATTATTAGCATTTTGCGTTGCAATAGTTCCTGCACCTAAGTCAGAAAGAGTAATGCTAACTGCGCCTGTTTGACCATTTACGCTTGTAACAGCGTCAGTATTGTCTATTTTTTGCCATGCTGTGCCGTTATATACAGCCCAATCGCTAACTTTCCAATCAGTAATACCGTTGAGATTAGTGCTACCAGCAACGCTAACGACATAATAATATCCTTTAGTACCCACGCTGGAAGTGAGTGTAGGGCTATTTGTAGTGGCATTCCATGTTCCTTGATAGTTCAAGTCACCTAATGGGGGAAGCTGAGATAATGGTACTTGTCCACCAGAGTCTAAAGTCGCTACACCATTAGCAACACCAGCATCTAAAGATGCAGCAGTACCAACACCGACTAAAGTATGGGTAGCGTTCCAATCTGACGGCCTAACTACCGATGTGTCAGTCCCATCAGGTATCGTTGAAACCTTACTATGTGTGACGGATATTGTCATTGAACACCTATAATTTTGCCATCAGTGCCACGAATAACTTGCTTTGGTCTATTATGCTGTTCATTTATAGTATTTACTAAATAGCTAATAGCTTGAGCCATTTGTTGATTTCCTTGTCCGATTGCGTTGGCAATAGGCTGTAGGGGATGTTCCATTGAGTGCGCTAAATCTTCTTCTGAGAAATAAGCCTGCGTTCCATCATCTACACCAGCAGATATTCTAGCAGTTTCAATCTTAGCGCCATTGTTGATATGAGCTAATAATACTTGCGTGTTGCGCTCTGTCATCATCTTCATTTGGGCTACTTTTGACTGCATTTCTAAGTCTGCTTGATTGCGCTGTGATTCCAACTGGAATTTAAGTTGATTTTCTTGCGCTTGGTACTCTTGTTTAGCCTTTTCTAGCTGCATTTGACCTTGTAATTTAGCCTGTTCAACCTGTGCTTGCATCTGAATTTGTTGCATTTTAGCTTGATTGTCCATCTGGGCCTTCTGAATCTCAGGAGGAGGTGGCTTAGGCTGACCTTCAGATTGTTTAGCTTGTTCACGCAATTTATCAGCAGTTTCGTCAATAATGCCTTCTAATTGTTTTCCTGCTTTGAAGGCTGTTACACCAAATTTAAGCATTTCAATCGCCATAGGTGCAAGTTCAGGCTGTGCTTGAATCATTGGCACGGCTTGTTGAAAGAATGAACCTACAGCTTGCAAAAATGCCATTCTATCTTGCTTTTCTTGCTGTTCATCTTGATAAATCATTGAATCAGAAGTCACTTCAATACGGAAGTTCTTGCTGGCTTCATTACGCAACAACTCTAATGCTTGTGGAATTAACTGTTTATCTTGGTCAGATAATTGCATTGCACCAGAAATCTTGACAATCGTTTCATCTGTAAAATGATTGCAGATAATCTGTGCTTTAATTGACAATAAGCTAGTAGCAAAGTCAACTACTGCGTGTTGCTGAGTCTTTAAGCGACCCATAGCGTTGTTTGACTTGATAATTTGTGCGCCAAGCGTTTCATTAGGGTCAGTTTGACCACGCTGAATGTCGGCAATACCCATTAATTCATATATTTGAGCTTTTACTTGCTCCATTGCTGTGTAACAAGACTGCAATGCAGTAGCAAATGGGGTAATGTCAACTAAATCAATCGCACCTTTCATGCCTTGCTTTTCAGCAAATGCCATCCAGTTGTGTACAGGTATTAAAGTGTTGTTTTCGCCTTCAGAAAATAAGCGTTGTAATTCACTAGATGAAGCGTCATATACACCACGCACTTTTAAAGCGTTGATTAAACCATCAATACGGTCACATAAAGCGTCTAATTCTCTAGCTTGGTCTTGATATATAACAAAGTCAGGAATAGGCTCTAAAGAGTCTGTAGTAAGTGTTGCATATAGTGGTTTAGGGCAAGGCCAGAAGTTTTCAAGCTGTAAAGGGTCATCTCTTTCATCGAGAATCTTTCCTAATGACTTGCTAATCCATAATACTTTGCCTGTTTCTTTGTCCCAGATTTCGTATATTAGCGCTTCATATACTCCATCATCATTTTTGTAAGATTGTTTTAAATCATCAGGTTTTGTATCCAATGGGATTTTATAGCCTAATTCTTCTCCAAATCTTTCAACAAGCGCTGGGCGTGACATATATACTCTGCGCCATACGGCTGTCACTTCTTCCCAGGTTCTAGCAATCGTGTGTCCAAAGTCTTTCCAATGGACATAATCAACAGGGCAGCACTCATACTCAATTCTTTCTTGAGATTCGTTTTCAATGCCACCTTCTGTTTCAGCTTCATCACTATCTTCTGTGATTTCATAGCCGTCTTCAGGTTCATCAGCTTGTTCACCTACAATATGCGGTTCATAACGCACCCAAGCTACACCACGACCACCCAATAAGCGGTCTAGCACAGCGTTATTCATAGCTGATTTGTAGTCACCATAGTGTTCTAATTCAAACTCTAGCGCCCGTTCTAGCATCATTGATGCGACTCGACCAATAGGGTCGCTATCTCTAAATCTACGGCTTACATCAGGTCTAGGAAGTCTAGCAAAGATAGCTGGCTGGATGGTTTGAACATTAGACCAAAGAATATTAAATCTAGCATTAGGATTGCGGTCATAACGACTGTCATCCTTGTATTTCTTTACAATGCGGTCAACTCTGGATTCCCAACGCTTATAGCTTCTTTCGTAACCCATGATACATTTGTACCAATCTTCATAACTGTGGTTTACAGTTGCCTTATCATTCGCCATTAATATCTCCTATTCACTATCGTTTTTGTGTCTTTCCACATATCGTTTAGTGATACTTCCGTCTGTCCTACAAACAGCCCTTTAATCGAGTCATCTTTATGGGGCAACTTAGCTTCTTCTTTCCAAGCAATACTTAGCATCCTAAATGCGTCAGCACCATGAGAAGTCCAATCATGTCTAGGTTTATCCCTAAAGACCTTTTTATCCTCATCGTATTCACGCTGGTATTGCCGTAAACATTCAATGCCATCCTCACATCTATGGTCAAACCAAGCCCTAGTTAATGCTAGTCGTGTAGCTTGTATTCCATCTTGCAATGACAACATTGGTACAATTTTCATAGATTTTAACGCAATTTTGTCTGAAAGTTGCTCAATTATGCTTCTATTTGAAGCTAAAGTCTTTGCACGAGCATCATGGGGTAAATAATGAGTGCCGTAGTGATAGCCTCTTTCTGCTTCTCTTGAGGCAATAATGCCAGCATAGAAAGCTACTGGTTGACCATTGGATGAATGGTAATCAAGCATACGAATTTCGCCATGCACGACTTGAAACCACCAAATAGCGGTATCGTCTGAGTAACCCAAGTCCCATGCTGTATGCACAGGAAACATAGGGTCATACTCTACATCTCGTATTCTGCCTTGGTCAGTAAGCTGGCGCATTTCTTTGCCATAGAAAGCGCCTAAAATGGCTGATTCAAAGTCGCACTCAAACTCTTGCAAGTATTGGTCTTGCGTCATTGACTTGGCAGCATCATCTAACTCACTCTTAGGCAGTAAGCCTGTTTGACTAGCCCTTAGAGTCTTGGCATACCAATCGTCTGACTTAATGGCGTTGCTATAGATGTCCCAGAAGGCGTTATGACCTTTAGGCGTTCCAATAAAAACTGCCCATCCGAGTCTATCTGCCAGCAAAGGCCGAATAATCTCACCCCAAATACGAGGGCGCATATCTGCATATTCATCTAAGACAATCCCATCAAGGTATAAACCACGAAGAGAGTCAGCATTATCAGCACCAAATAACCTAATCCTTGCGCCATTTATTAGTTCCACCCATAGTTCTGATTGATTAGCTTTAGCCATTACTGGCTTACTAAATCTTAACAAGTAGTCCCAGGCGATATTCTTGGCTTGGCTGTAATATGGTGCAACATAAGCGTAACGACCATCATTTTTGCCCTCTAATAGGGCTTTTACTATTAATTCATTTATACAGGCTACAGTTTTGCCACAGCGCCTGTGTGCCACGACCACACCCCAGCGCTCCTTACGGTTATGAAAGTCATTAAAAACGCTTCTAGGGCGATATAAGAGCTTTATATTGGGTTTATTCATCAGCCCATGAAATAGTAAAGTCTTTGCCGTCTGCGCCTGTTACTTCATTTACTTGAGTTTCTTTCCATCTTGCCCTAGTTTTAAGCCAAAAGATTGCGGCCGCAGTATTACCCTTTTTAGCCTGACTAAACAAAGTACCAGCAATAGCGGCATTGGCATCAATACGCCCTTCGTCAAGTTCATCTTTGTAATACTTAACCAGCGTATCAGCACTAATTTTTAGCCTTGTGGCTATGTCCTCATGGGGGCAACCTAACGCTGATAAGCGTTTAACCTGCTCTTGGGTGGCTTCTGTAGGTATATGTTGTTTTCCTTGAGCCATTTTATAACTCCGAAAGTACGGCTTTTTTGCCTGTGAAATCTTCCCAACGCTTAACAATTACATCGCAATATTTAGGGTCTAGCTCCATAACTCTAGCCAATCTACCTATTTTTTCAGCAGCAATCATAGTAGAACCAGAGCCACCAAATAAATCCATAACAATATGATTTGGTTTGGTTGTTTTATCTAACGCTTCTTCAGCCAATGCTACTGGTTTTTGAGTTGGATGGACATAATCATTAGCACCATCTTTACCAACCTTCCACACGCTTCCTATGCGTTTTCCACACAATTCAGCACCACGATGCCAAACTAATGCCATTTCGTAATCAGTAAAAAATGTTTTGTTTAAATCACCAATTCCACCGCCACCTTTAAACCAAACCACCATATTGCTTGGAAATCCTAATCCTTTGGTA